CAAGCCAGATCTTGGTCGCCACCAGCCGTTGCCCGATCATCGCCACACTTTCGCGTATGCCCTGGATCTGCTCCCGCATGTCGCCACCGACGGTCGCGTTATGCTTCTGCCCCACTACCCAATTCAAATCCCGCCCGGTGGCCATGTGCAGGTCATCGACCGCCGCCAGACTGGCGGACCCACCGGATAGAAGTTTCAACGCGCCCAGCGCCTCAACCGTCTTTATCCCCCCAACCGACTCCGTGCTGTGCTCATCCACCTCCACGCTACTGACCTGATACCGCTCCACATTCTCCAGCGCCTGCACCCGCCGCTCACTGGCCTGATCCGTAATCGTCGCATCCGTCACCCGCAACCAATTCCCCTCTGCATCCACCCGCTGCTGCACCGCCTCACTGTGCTGCCACACCTGATCCCCCTTCGGCACCTGGGGCAAACTCAATCCATGCGGCAATATCTGCAAAATGAACGGCTTATTCGGCAACCCATACGCAAAGCTGACCACCACCACCGTCCCTTCCTCGGGAAAAGCATAAAACCCCCTCTCGGTACCGCCACCGAGTACCGGCAGGGCAACCCCCAGCAGGTGCGGCATCTCAGGATCTGCCTCACTGTCCGGCCCCAGCACCTCAAGGTCTACGGCATATCTCGGCCGAAAGTCATCACACAGCCCAGCCGCAACCGGTGGATCCGCCACAGCCAGCACGCGGGCAAAGCGCGGCAGGTGATAGGCGCCGGCCAACTCCGGGAAGCGCCGTTCAACAATGCGGGTTACGGCTTCTTCCACTTGAGCACCATTTGCGTACCGGTCAGCGTCACGGCGGTGATGCGCTGCCCTTGGTTGATCATCGCCCCAGGTCGCAAGCCGGGCAGGGAGGCTATCTCCGCGCTGTGGTTGCCTTGATAGCCGTCGAACAGTTCGACGGGCAGTTGCAGCGCCGGGCGCACGCCCCAGTAGCTGTCGGCCCAACGGCCAACGAACACCTCACCGTCGCCCTGTTGATGCCAAATAAAATCGGGGATGTTGAACACTTGGGCCAAGCTGTCCATGGCTTGAACGCCGCCGCCCAAGGAATAAAAGTAGGGCACACGCACTCGTGCGTACGGAGCGTCCGGCACCCGAAAGCGCAGACCGGTCACGCGGCTGACCTCGACCAGTACGGCGCGAAGGTCCACATGCCGCAAGGCCATGGGCAATGGGTAGTCGAGTACCGCAGCGACCTCCCGGCAGAGCAGCACCTGTTCCTGGCTATTGGCTGTGGTGCAGCGCTCTACGTAGCCGACAAAGTGCCGGTGCAGTGCCTTGTCGTTGTAGCCCAGGTCGAGCGTCACCAGCCCGCGTAGGGCCGAGGGCGATTTGGTCGTCAGGTTGGCACGGCCTGGGGTGCGCAGCTCCAGCCTTACATCGTGCTGCACCAGGGCGAAGGGCTCGCCGTTGATCCTTGCCACTATATGGGGCTTCAAGACGCAGGCCCCACATAGTCATCCACCCGTTTCAAGATCCGCTCAAACCCACTCAACTCGGGCTCATCGCCAGACGGCGCCGCCGCCACGCTCTCTCCGGGGCCGGATTGTTCCTGCACGTTGCCCGCAGGCCGCCGCGTCTCCACACGCTCAGGGTTAGAGCGCTTCTCCGTCAAGGTGAACTGCACTCGCCACGCCGCCAGGCTGTCATCCTCCCGCGCCGTGACCGTGTCGCTGAATGTCACCTGCCGCACCCCGAATGCCTCGGCCGTGTCATTGACCACGCGATACACCCTGAGCTGCCCACCGCCCGACGTGGCCTCGGCGAGCCGCATGATCTCCACCAGGTGCAGCCGGTCGCGGTAGGGAATCAACAGCGAAACCGTCAACGCCTTGGGCTTGAACCCCTTGTGTGCGCTGTCGGTGTTGCTGGTCTGCCCCGACAGATCGCCACTTTCGATCCGTAGGTTGGCCGTCACCTTCAATGACTTGCCGTTGACCTTCTGGCCATCGAGCAGCAGCGTCATAGGCCCACTAATTCCTGCACAAAGCTCAACCCTTCTTTCGATCCCACCAGCAGCAACCCGGCGCACAGCACCCACTCATGGCCCGGCGCAGAACCCGAAAGCAGCAACCGCCGCAGCTCGCTGCCATTCCCGGGGCCGATCAATCGGGCGACCATCGCCACTTCCGGGCTGGGGTTGGTCAACTGGTCCCGCAGATCCTGCAACTGCCGATCCCGCGCCGCAACCTGGGCCACTTTGCGCGCCGACAGCGCCGCCAAGTCCGCCAATGGCGAACTGTCCGCCGTATAACTTTCCAGCGCCGCCAATTGCCCCGACAACGAGCGTTTCGCCGCCTGGGTCAGCGTGCAACGCTCCAACGGCAACGCGCCCCAACGCGGCAGGGGCGCGGCGCTGGGCAACTCCCATTTATCAGTCTCCAGGCGTGATAGGTGGGCATGCCACTCTGGCCATGACTCAGAAGTATGCGCATTTCAGTCCTGGGCATATGGCGGAGGTTGTTTCGTTGAATCCGTTGGCGGGGATTTTTGAGAAGAAGAGGAAGGGGAAAAGTCGGGAGGGGGAGAGCGTTCAAAAATGAAATTGGACGAATCTTGGACGGAAGGGGGTTTTTGGTGGTTTTAGGAGGAGTGTTTTTCCAAACCCCAGAAACCACAAAGCCCCGCATTGCGGGGCTTCGAGATATGGTGCCGGCACCAGGAGTCGAACCCGGGACCTACTGATTACAAGTCCATGCAGGCGCCCAGTATCCATTGGGGAACGCCCTAGCATCTGATTTTTTCTGTCATATATGGGAAATGTGCGCCCGATTTTTGTCTTGGGTGTGGACACTTTTCATCTCGTTGGCTTCAGATCTCCTCAAAATATCTCGCAGTGTGCAGCCATCTGTTGCTCCATCGATACCCGCGGTTCTTGGGGCTTTTAGCTGTCATTTCTGAGCATTCCGTCTTTCGCAAAACAAGCACGCCGAGCCCGTCGGCGGGAGGGGGAAAAGTGCTTTGCGGCTGAGATTTCTTTCCGCTCGGTGCCCTGTCAGGGCTAAAACCAATCAAGGGGTGCAAGACTGATGAAATGACGTTTCTAGCAAATACTATCTGTGACTATTAATTTTTAGTAGTCATTGATAGTATTCGGTAGGTATCGGTAGAAATGGAGGTTTCAAATGGATCCGTATCGCAATCCCTTCGCTCCTGGGGCGGGAAGCAGGCCGCCCGAATTGGCCGGACGTGACAAAGTTTTGGAGAGCGCGAGAATCTCTTGCGGCCGTGCGGTTTTAGGACGCAGTTCCCGGTCGATAATGCTGCTGGGACTAAGGGGAACCGGCAAAACAGTACTGCTGAACGAAATTGGAAAAATTGCTGAGGAGGAAGGCCTCCTTGTATCTAAGGTGGAATCTCCGGAAACCGTAAGCTTGGCGCGATTGCTCTATCCTGAAATGAGACGAGTCATGCGCTCGTTATCAGGAGTTGAAGCTGCAAAGAACCTCGCCGGTCAAGGATTACGAGGCCTGCGAAATTTCGCGGCGATTTTCAAAATCGAAGTCGCAGGCGTTGAGATCGGTGTTGAGCCAGAGCCAGAACCTGGTTTGGCCGATAGTGGAGACCTAGAGCACGATCTGCCTGCCCTTTTTGCCGTTATCGGTAAGGCAGCGAAAGCGGCGGGTAAGGGTTGGATTCTTCTCATTGATGAAGTGCAGTATCTTTCAGAGAAAGACTTATCTGCACTGATTGTCGCCATTCATCATATGTCCCAAGAAAGATTACCGGTTCTTCTTGTTGGTGCAGGCCTTCCCCAAGTCGCACGTCTTGCTGGCGAGGCAAAGTCTTACGCCGAGCGACTGTTTCTCTATCCTGCTATTGGTGCCTTGGACGCACCAGATGCTGCCTCAGCGGTCGAGAAGCCTTTGCTTGAGGAGGAGGCTTCCATATCCGAAGATGCACTTGAAGCGATTGTCGAACGCACAGCCGGTTACCCCTTCTTTCTTCAAGAGTGGGCTTCAGTGACCTGGGACAGCACGGACGGTCCAGAAATTAGCCTTGAAGATGTAAATCAGTCATATACCGAGACCGTAGCCCTACTTGATGCGGGCTTCTTCAAGGTTCGACTAGATCGGCTGACCAAAGCCGAGATTCAGTTTGTGAAAGCAATGTCTGAATTGGGAGATGGGCCCTACGCGATGGCGGATATTGCTAACGCAATGGGTCGAACCCAGCGTTCACTTGGCCCTGCGCGGTCCAACATCATCGCGAAGGGGATGATTTACAGCACGGATCAC